ACAATACACCTGCAAAATTTTTTTTGGAAGGTGTGTTTCAAAACAGGGGGTGGGGTCTTGGGATTGGGGGGATTGGTGTGTGTGGGGGTATCTGTACCAGCCGCCCCCGCCATCCCGCACGCCCGGGGGGGGGTCTGCCGATCAGGGGGATACGGGCCGATGTTAGCGCTAACTGTCCCATAATGCCCATTATGTTAACAAACGGGTTCAATGATTTCAATGACTTAGCAGATTACACACCCTCTAGGTTGCATGACGCACTCTGATCAGGGCTGATATTGGTACAATCCAGAGGCTCGGCCAACAGGCTGTGGTGTCCCGCGCTCGTGGCTGTATCCGACCCCGTGTGTGCCTGAGAGCGCCCACAGCACCCCACACAGCCCCATCCCCACCCGTACGCTACCCTACACAAGCAAAGAGCCGCCACGTTCTTACACGGACGGCTCAGAGGCTTACTGGCTTAGTATGACTTGTAATCAACTGACTGCGTTCGCAATCGGTCATACCATTTCTTTCGTTTTATGATTTCCCTGACCACATACCTCGACTCTCCGACGGCGTCTGCAACCTCATCGAGCGTCATGTTCCACCCAGCCTCTGAAGCCACAGCGTGGATCTGGTAAGCAATACGTTCGTGCCTTGGCGTCACGCTCTGATCTCCTCCTCGTGCCTGCAATGGAAGCACCTTAGATCAGCCGAGGTGTCGGATGTAATAGTTATCTTTGCACATCGTTCGTCGCGCTTCTTGCGTCGATCCGAACACGCTGGGCATTTCGTCTTGATGTGACTATGCCCTCCATACGGAACCGACAGACCACGCCACTGCAACTCGTTGATGATTGGTGGCTGGATCATTGGGCCAACACCCACTGATCGAACTGCCCAACCTCCGGCCTGTCCTTGTTGAGCTTTTCGATGGTTCCATCTCGGTACATCTTACGAACCTGGTGGATGATCTGATACTTGGTCAACCCCGTCTTGGTCATCATCGCCTTTGTCGTCGTCGGCTCCGCTCCGATGACCGCAAGCACCCGCTCGTGCGTCGTCAGCACAACATCCGTCTCATAGCCTTTCGTGGCCCACACCTCAGCCGGACGCTTAGAGCCTTTGACCGGCACATATCCCGACAGCACAATCAGATCCCGGTTCTTCAATTCGGCGATGACCTTCTTCGCATAATCATTCGACAGGTGCATCGACACCACCAAATCTTTCCGCGTCATCGGCACCTTCAAACACTGCTCCGCCCGCTCAAGCGTTGCCTCCGGCACCGTCCCCGACGGCTTCTTGCCCTCATTGCGTTCACGCTTGCGCTTATGCCCCTCGAGCTTGGCCATGCGTGACCACGCCTCGCGATAGGCATCTTCAAACTGTGTCACTGTCATCTTTGTCATAGCTTTCACCAATCCGATCCGTAGCAGACACCCATTGCCTCGTTTGCAAAGTCCTGCACTGCCGTCCGCTTATAATCTTCGCTGGAGTAGCGCGGCATCTCATACGCAAAGATCACCAAGCGCTGCACTAATTCGGTTTCTGCAATCTCCATCAAACTCGACATGTCTACGCCGTCCTGCCGCTTTTCCATAATGACTGCGGCGAGCTTCCCGATCAGGGTGCATGTTTCCTGCTTTGTCTCTGCGACTGCGCCGCTTGCTGCCACGATTGCGACTGCCGCGACTGCTGCTTTCAAATTCATCATCATCATCATCTGTCATTTTCCTTTTGTTGGTTGGTTTGGGTTACTCAGGATTTGTGTCTTTGTTGATCAAGGCCAAAGCGATCCGGGCTGGGTTTGCGTCATAATCACATTTTCTGTATCGCTTGTGCGTTGGGTTGTCTGACGGATATTTTTGCCGTGAATAGGCTTCCAATAAGCTTTGAGAAACCACCAGCCCATCTACCATAACTTTTATCTCTGCCTGCATCGCTTCTATGCGGTCGGCGGCTTCGTTGCGTTGGTCATCTATCCACATTTCATCCAACCCTCTTTCAAAACACGGCTCTCGCAGTCGATTCACCAAATCATCATTCATCGCTATTCCCTCTCGGTTGGTTTGCCCGCCGATCCCCTCATGTGGAGGTGGCGCGGATCGACGGGCGGTCTGGGGTCGACATAAAACAAACAGCCCGCGTGGGCGTTTGAAACCACTGGACACGCCGTGGCCGCGTTATTCCCACAACGGGAATCTCTGCTTCAGGACATCGCCCAAAGGATAACTGATCCGCCATAGAACGCGGCGAACATCGCCAGCAACGTAATGGCATCAATCACAAGGTCTCTGATTCTCATTTCGTGTTCTCCAGAACTTCTAAACCATGCAACACAACTACCCAAACCCCGATTGTGTTGCAAGCACTTATTTCATAATTTTTCAAACCCCCTAAGCCCCCTCCCCCCCAACACCCCCAAGGAACCCCCCTACTCTATAATAAAGAAAGAAGAATTTTTTTGTATATATATAGAGAGAACCCTTGTTTCATTGGGCCTGCTGGCCTCTCCATATTCTTTTGACGGTCACTAAATTTTAATGCTTTCCGCACTTCCGAAATCCGCGCCCATTAAAAAATAGTCCACATTCGTTAAATTCCGCCGAACTTTGTTCTTGCAACATGCCCCGACTGGGCCGTATGTCTTAGGCACAAAAAAGCCCCGGCACTGCGTCAACAGTCCGAGGCGATGATTGAAACCAATAAGGGAGGATCAAGGTTCCAATGCCTGATACTGTACCAAACACCCACGACTTTGCAAAGCAATATGACGCCCTCGGTTGGAGCCTTGTTGCGATTCCGGCGGGGTCCAAAGCGCCCCAGACCTTCAGCTGGCAAACCAACCCGACGCCGTCGAGCTTCTGGGAAAGCCACCAGACGCACAACATCGGGCTGCTTCACAGCAAGTCCAACACCGTTGCGCTCGACATCGACCACATGCTGAACACGCGCACCATCTTTGAGGCGCTGAACATCGACCTAGACGCCATCCTCGCCACGGCCCCGCGCATCGTCGGGCGGCCCGAGCGGGGTAAGGTTCTGTTCACTGCCCCCGAAACCTTTGCCCTATCCACGCGCAAGATCAGCTGGCCACGGGAGGACGATCCCCGCCTGCGCGACGTGGTGTTCGAGCTTAGGGCCGGATCTGTCCAAGACGTGCTGCCGCCGTCCATCCACCCCGACACGGGCCAGCCTTACACCTGGGCGGGCGTTCCCTTCACCGAGATAGGACCGATACCGCCGCAGCTGCTCACGATCTGGACGGAATGGGACCGGTTCCGGCCCCAGATGGCGGACCTATGCCCTTGGAAGCGGGCCGAAGAGTTCAAGCCGCCACCCAAGCGCCGCCGGGTGGAGAGCCGCGACAGCTCCGTGATTGAGGCGTACAACGCCGCGAACCCGATGGGCGACGTGCTGACGCGGGTCGGATACAAGCAATTCGGCAACCGCTGGCTGTCGCCGTCGTCGTCGTCCAACATACCCGGCGTTGTGGTCTTCGACGATGGGCGGGCGTACAGTCACCACGCGTCCGACCCGTTTGATCCTGCGCACGCATTCGACGCCTTCGAGGTCTTTTGCCAATACGAACACCTCGGCAACGTAGGTGTGGCCGTGAAGGCCGCCGCAGAGGCTCTCAGCATGGATTCCCTGCCGATCGGCCCAAGCGACGAAGACCGCGCGATGATGCGGCACGGGGCAAGCGTTGCGGCCACGATCATGGGGCGGGGAAAGGTGTCCGGACCCAAAACCAGCGCGATACCGTCACACCTGCTGACCATCCCCGGAATTCTGAACGATGTCGCGACGTATAGCTCCAAAACATCGATCAAGCTGCAACCGCAATTTGATGTGCAGGCCGCGCTGGCGTTCGGATCTGTCATCATGGGGCGGAGGTACATCACCGACAGCGACAACATGAGCAGCCTGTTCTTCCTGAACGTGGCCAAGACTGGCACCGGAAAGGAGCAGGCAAACAAGGTCGTATCGAGGCTGCTCGACCACTGCGATCTGGACCACCTGCGCGGGCCTGCCGGATACACGTCAGAGGGCGGCGTGCTGTCGGCTTTGAAAGAAGCGCCGTGCCACATCGCCACGATTGATGAGTTCGGCAACTATTTGGCGGCTGCCGGATCATCCGGATCTGTCAACATGCGGCAAAGCATTAGCATGATGATGGAGTCATTCGGAAGGCAGACCGGCACGATCAGCAACCGAGGCTATTCGACAGCCGCAATGAACGACGCCCAGCGCAAGGCAATCAAGATCAAGATATCGTCGCCCTCGATGACTGTGCTTGGCATGACCACGCCAGAGACATTCTATGACGCAATCGGATCAAAGGACGCGGCGTCCGGCCTGCTCAACCGGTTCTTGATCGTCGAGAGCCTGACCGGATACCAGAAAAGCCGAAAGCCAGCCATGATTGACCCGCCTGCCAAGGTGATCGCATGGGCAAAGACTATGGCAAGCCCGGCGGCAGAAAACATTTTGCAGGATCAGGGGCCGGAATTCCCGCCGGAGCCGGTGTTGATACCCTTCAGCGCGGCGGCCTACGAAATGTTTTCCGACTATGAGGATATTATTATCGGTCGAATGGAAAACGAAAAGTCCGAGATCGTAAACTCCATGATGAACCGGTCGCGTGAGATAGCGATGCGCCTGTCTTTAATCGTGGCGGGCAGCCTTGGCGATACCGAGATCAGCACCCACGCGGCGCGCTGGGCTATTGATTACGTCGACTATTACAGCCAAGCGTCGATCAACTTGCTCAAGAACAACATGTTTGAGGGTGACACGGATGGGCTGCGCAAGAAGGTGGCGGCCTCGATCATCGCGTCCGGATCTGCTGGCCTGAAGATGGCCGAACTGATCAAGCTGGTGCCGCGCTTGGGCAACCTGAAGAAGCACGAACGCGACGGGTTGCTGGCCATGGTGATGGAAGACTTCCCCATTGAAAAGCTGGTCGTGAAGCCTGTCGGCAAGGGGCGTCCGTCGATCATTCACCGGATGATGATGGAAGGCGATGAAGAATAATCACAAATTCCACCAATTTGGTGTTGCAATGCCTGCAACACAAAAGTATGTTGATGAAGTTAGAAAAAGGAGAGACTAAAATGAGTAGCAACGTGGAAACACTTTGCGCGGATTGGCTTGAAGCCAAGAGCGCGGAAACGGCAGCACAGCAGCTGCGACTGGCGATTGAACGTGAAATCGCACAAGCCTTTGACGTACCGGACGAAGGCACAAAGTCCCACAAGACTGACAACTTCAAAGTGACGGTCGGCCAGCCTGTCTATCGGTCAGTCAATGCCGACATCTGGGAAGCCATAAAATACAAGCTGCCTTTGGATATGCACCCGGTCAAAACCGAAATCAAAGCAGATCCCGCTGGCATGAAATACCTCGCCAACAACGAGCCAGTTCTTTGGGGCATGGTCGCCGAGGCGTTCACAACAAAGCCGGGCAAGATTTCCGTGAAGGTGGAGGAATTGAAATGATGATACGCATCCAAACAGAAGACGGACAAGACTTTATAATTGAAGTTGGTTTAGGAAGCGGCGGTGTGGCAATGGCCACGGCTGACTGCAACAAAAATCATCAGCCGCTTTTGGAGAACTTCACGATTGAAGAGGCGCAGGCAATCGTCGGCGCAATAAATGTCGCGATCAAGATTGCGCTGGAAGAATAAGATGCAATGGAGGAATTGAAATGATTGATTTCAAAGAAATCTTAGAAAAGCACGCGCTTTTTCTTGCACGAGAAGAAGGTGGAGAACGCGCAGACTTGTGTGATACAGACTTGCGTGGCGCAAAATTGGTTGGTGCAGAATTGCGTGGTGCAAAATTGAGTGGTTCAGACTTGCGTGATGCAAACTTGAGTGGCGCAGAACTGATTGGTGCAGAATTGAATAACGCAGACTTGAGTGGTGCAGACTTCATTGGTGCATACTTGAATAACGCAGACTTGAATAACGCAGACTTGCGTGGCGCAAACTTGCGTGATGCAAACTTGCGTGATGCAGACTTGAGTGGCGCAGACTTGCGTGGTGCAGACTTGCGTGGAGCATACTTGCGTGGAGCATACTTGCGTGGAGCAGACTTGAGTGATGCAGTAATTTTTGAAGGATGGAAGTTGAAAAATGATTGATCTATCACAACTAAGCAAACCGACGGGGCAGCGGCCCATCATCATCACGCTGTTTGGCGAGGGCGGCATGGGCAAGACAACGCTGGCGGCGATGTTCCCGAATCCTGTCTTCATCCGGACCGAGGACGGCACGGCATCACTGCAAGGCAACGAAGGCGTATCTCTGTTTCCGGTGGCACATACTGTCCAAGACGTGCTGGACGCCATCGAGGCACTCGCCACGCAGGAGCATGACCACAAGACGCTGGTGCTTGACAGCATCACGCAGCTTGCCACCATGATCGAAAGCGAAATTGTAGCCGCCGATCCGAAGGCCAAGTCGATCAATCAGGCTGGCGGCGGATATGGTGCCGGATACAGCACCGCAGCCGAGAAGCATCGCCAAGTTCGTGAATGGGCGGGTCAGCTTGCCTATGACAAGGGCATGAATATCGTTTTCATCGGCCACGCCGACACTGAGACGATGGATCTGCCGGATATGGATAGTTACAATCGCTATTCTGTGCGGCTGCACAAGAAGTCTATATCCCATTACACGGACAACGTGGATGCGGTCTGCATGATCAGGCTCGTGACGCACACACGCGGCGACGGCGACAAGAAGCGCGCCATCAGCACCGGCGAACGCGAAATCATCTGCCACCCGCAGGCGGCCAGCGTGACCAAGAACCGCTTTTCGATTGATGCGCCACTGCGCTTCACCTTCGACGGCGGCAACCCTTTTGACAATTTTGTAGCGAAATAAGGAGAACACGACATGGATCTTTCAGGATTTGACGCAAACACCATCGAGCCATCCGCATCATACGAACCCATTGCGGCGGGCTGGTATAAGGCTGTCTTCACTTCATCCGAAGAAAAGCCGACAAGGGCAATGACGGGCAGCTACTTGCAGCTTGGTGTTGAGATCATCGAGGGGCAGCATCAGGGGCGCAAGCTGATTGAGCGGCTCAACCTCAAGAACCCAAACCCGACAGCCGTAGAGATTGCGCAGCGCACCCTCTCCAGCATCTGCCGCGCGGTGGGTGTAATGACGCCAAAGAGCGGCGCGGATTTTCACGACAAGCCTTTCATGGTGAAGGTTGCGGTAAAGCCCGGTGACGGCGCTTACGGCCCGTCGAACGAACTCAAAGAATATGCGGCGGTCGGGTCTGCGCCATTGGCATCGGTGGCACCGTCTGAAGCAGCGCCAGCGGCTGCGGCAGCAACGCCGCCTTGGAAGCGCTAAGTCTTTTCTACCTTGGCCCTTGCGGGGGCCAAGTCATGAAAAGAAGGAAACGACAATGAACCTCGAACAACACACCACACCCGAAACCATCAAGCGCATATTTGACCACTACAAGGCCAAGCGCAAAAACGAACACCGCCCGCACCTCGGCGGATCACAGATCGGGCGGGATTGCTCGCGCGCGCTTTGGTATCAATTCCGCTGGGCTTGGACGCCGCATTTTGAGGGGCGGATGCTGCGCTTGTTCGAGACGGGCGACCGGGAAGAAGATCGCGTCGTAAAGAACCTGCGCGATGTGGGTGTGACCATCTGGGACCGAGATCCGGATACCGGCAAGCAGGTTCGCTTTGACGCCTGCGGTGGACATTTTGCATTGAGCCTCGACGGCGTCGGCGAGGGCTTTGCGGAAAGCAAAGAACCCCACACGCTGGAGTTCAAGACGATGAATACCAAGTCATTCAAAGCGCTGTCTGCCAAGGGGCTTGAGGCGGTGAACCCGACATATTGGGCGCAGTGCCAAGTCGGGATGCACTTGTCTGGCCTAAAGCGCTGCTATTTCTTCGCTGTGTGCAAAGAGACAGACGCCATCTACGGCGAGCGCATCAAGTATGACGCCGCGCTGTCGATGAAGCTGATCGCCAAAGCCGACAGCATTGTTTTTTCAGACCTGCCGCCGGACCGGATTGCGTCTGACCCTTCGTCATTTGCCTGCAAGTTCTGCCCCTATTGGGCGGTCTGCTGGGGCTGCAAGATACCTGAACCGAGTTGCCGGACGTGCGCGCACGTCACGCCAGAGCGCGACGGAACATGGTCTTGCGGAAAAGGCTGGGAGGCCGACGGGCTTTGCGACGATCACATCTACATCCCGCAGATCATGCCGCGCGGTTGGGAAGTCATCGACGCCTCGCCGGACCGCGTTGAATACCACGACGAAGAAGGCGAAGTCGTTGTGAACCACAAGAACAGCGAAGAATTGTTCGATGGGAGAATGCAATGACCTTCCAACTCCGAGACTACCAAAAAGCCGCCGTTGACGGCCTCTATCAATACTGGGCCGATGGGCGGGGTGAAAACCCGCTGATCGTGGCACCGACTGGGGGGGGCAAGACGGCGATCATTGCGAAGATCGTCAAAGACGCCATGTTCTTTCCAGGCACCCGCGTCCTTGTCCTGTCGCATGTGAAGGAATTGTTGGAGCAAGGCGCGGAGGGATTGCTTCGTATGTATCCAGAGGCCGATTTGGGCTTCTACAGCGCGTCCATCGGGCAGAAGCGGCTAGACAAGCCAATCACCTTTGCAGGCATCCAGAGCGTCTATCAGCGGGCCTATGAGATGATTCCCGCGCCTGACTTGGTGTTGATCGACGAAGCGCACATGGTTCCGAAGAACAGCGAAACGCGCTATGGCAAGTTCTTGAAGGATCTGAAGATCTGCAATCCGGACGTGAAGGTCGTCGGGTTGACGGCCACGCCTTACCGGCTGGACAGCGGCAGGCTGCATGAGGGCAAGGGCGCAATCTTTGATGGCGTTGCGTATGACATCCCTGTCGGGATGTTGATGGATCAGGGATATCTGTCGCCGGTCATATCAAAGGGCGGCCTGAAGCAGATCGACCTGAGCAACGTCAAAAAGCGCGGCGGGGAGTTCAACGAGAGCGACTTGGCAATGGCGGCGTCGGACCCTGAGCTGGTTGCGGCGACAGTTGCCGAAATCATTGCGCTCGGCCAAGACCGCAAAAGCTGGTTGCTGTTCGCATCGGGCGTTGACCACGCGCGGATGCTGGCCGATGGCATCGAGGCTGAAGGATACAGCTGCGAAGTTGTGACGGGCGAAGATACCCAAGCAGATCGAGCGTCACGCATTGCGCGGTTCAAGGCCGGACAGATTCGCTGCCTTGTGAATTGCAATGTTCTCACGACGGGCTTTGACGCGCCGAACGTGGATCTTGTCGCGCTGGTGCGGGCCACGCTATCGACCGGCCTATACATCCAGATGGTTGGGCGCGGCACGCGCTTGTGTGAAGGCAAAGAAAACTGCCTGATCCTCGACTATGGCGAGAACGTGGCGCGCCATGGGTTTATCGACGCGGTGAAGCCAAAGAAGCAAGGCGGATCTGGCGACGGCGAAGCACCGGCCAAGCAATGCCCCGAATGCCAAGAGATGCTGCCGACGGCCACGCGATACTGCCCGACTTGCAGCCACGAATTCCCTGCGCCTGAATTGAACCACGCGCCGAAATCCTACGGCGGGGCGATGATGAGCAATCAAGTCGTTGCGGAATGGCTTGACGTTGAAGATGTGACCTATGAGCGCTGGAAAGGCAAAGAGGGCAAGCCGGATACGCTGAAAGTGACGTATTACCACGACATGACCAGCCGAACGTCTGAGTGGCTATGTCCGGATCACGGCGGCTATGCTGCGAGCCGGTACACGTCGCGACTTCCTGCCTTGGGCGGGTCCGCCCTCAACCTTGCCGACGCGCTGGAAGAATGCCAGTATTGGGTGAAGCCAAGCCGGATCAAGGTGATGCCGGAGGGCAAGTATCAAAAGATCGTCCAGCTTGATTACGATCAACCGAAAGTAGATCATGCCGCGCAAGAAAAAAAGCAAAAGCTCGAATACAATCTCCGCGAAATGTTCGACCTCGACGACATCCCCTTCTGAGCATTCGGAGCAGGTGGGTTTTGTAAATTGGTTCCGCGCAAAGTTTCCGGACGTGCTGATTTATGCAATCCCGAATGGTGGATACCGCGCGATCAGCACGGCCAAAGCATTGCGGGCGGAGGGCGTGGTGCGCGGTATTCCAGATCTTCACATCCCGGCGTGGCGGGTGTGGGTCGAAATGAAGCGGGTGAA